AGCGAAACGCTTCACGTCTTTGAATGATCCACGTCCAGCGTGCCAGATAGGCCATGCGCTGTGAACGTACACAGTTCCATCACGATCGAGAGTGAAGTTCGCTGCAGGCACTTTGTAATGCGAATGCACGAAACGAATCACGCCAGCGTTCGCGCCTTTCTGATTGCCAGCGTTCTTCGGATTCGTTGATTCAGTAGCAGCACCAGCAGTGTGGTGAACCATCAAAGCGACAGGCTTCCCTTTGCGTCGCCATGAGATGCCACGACGCTTGTCATCCCAGTGAGCGAAGAACTCAATCTTCTCACCAAGATGTTCATCAAGCGCACCTTCAAGACGATCATCGAAACTCATGACTGATTCAGAAACGAGGGCGACTCATGATCACCGACACCTGTTGCGACGATGCTCATCAGCACACTCGATAACGCAGCAAGAGCAGCGACGCTTGCTGCTTGCAGCCAGTCAACGTCGAGCACGCCAGACACTTGCGTTCCCCAGAGAGCGAGCAACGCCTGAGCCGCTGTGCGAATCGCCCTCTCAATCGTCTGCTTCCAGAACTTCAACTCCCACATGTTGCTCTCCTAATCGTTGAGATGCCATTCAATGTGATCATCGATCTTGCCACGAATGTCACGCAGATCATTCTCGATGCGATTCAAACTGTCTCGCGTGCTCGTCCCGCCGTTCGGTCTGAACTCGCGGCTCATGCTGATCTGCGCCTTGATGACCCACAGGAGTCCGGCGGCTATCGCGCTGAGTATGGCGAACAGGCCGACCGAGATGCCGATCACCTCGGCTGCGCTCATGACGCCTCGTCCTCCGCTGGTGCTTCCGGCGCGACGAACTCGTCAAGTTCAGCGTCATAACGGAACCCGATACCGGCGTACCGGCCGCGAATGTTGTTGTTGTATGAGGTGCGGATCCACGTGCCGGTCAAGCCGATGCCGTGAATGTACGCCTCGATCGCCGCGTCGCTCTCTGTCTCATCGAGGTCGTTTGGTACGACGATGACTTCACGGACGATGCCGTCTTCTATGCGTGCTGCATGTGCCATTACTTTCCTCCGCTATGTTGCTTACCCATTTACGCTGTCCTCACTCGCACGATCACGACACCGCTGCCGCCGTCGCCGCCAGCACCTGCGCCGCCGCCGCTTGCTCCACGACCGCCGCCGCCGCCGCCTGTGTTGACGGTTGCCGCCGTTGGAACTGCTGACGAATTAGTGCCATTTGCTCCACCACCTGCGCCGCCAGCGCCAGCAGTCCCACCCACGGAACCACCACCGCCGCCGCCTGCGCGAGTAACGCTAGATCCGGTGATTGAGGATGCCGTACCAGCGCCGCCTGCGCCGCCACCCGAACCGGAACCACCGCCGCCCGTTGCGGAAGCACCACCACCACCGCCGCCGCCATAACTTGATGCGGCAGCAGAGCCAGCGGCCCCGTCGTTTCCAAGGGTGCTGAATCCAGACCCAAAGCCCTGCGTGGTGACACCGCCACCACCAGAACCACCATTGTCGCCAGCGGCTCCGGCGTTATCCTCACCACCAGCGCCACCGCCGGGAGCCACTAAGAAACCCAATCGACTAGAAGTCCCGGTCGTGCTGTTGCTGCTGCTAGACGTTCCACCCCCGCCTACAACGCAGGTCAATGATCCAGCAGGAAGATACACTTGTGATGTTTCTAGGTAACCGCCAGCGCCACCACCGCCACCACCATTACCACTAGACCGAGCGTTACCACCCGCACCCCCACCGCCCACGATGAGGCAGTCCACGTAACCGGCCACATTCACCGTCAGCGTGCCACTCGCCGTGAACTCGTAGTACGAGTACGTCGCTCCACCAGAAGAGTACGAGCCAGTCGCCGTGTTACCGATAGAAGCGAAACCAGCGACAGGGGTGTAGGGCCGCGCTACACGGACAACAACCTTGCCGGAGCCGCCGTTACCGCCAGTATCAACACCACCAGAATAACCAGCGCCGCCGCCACCACCACCCGTGTTGGTTGTGCCTGCCGAACCCACACCGCCATTAGAACCGTTACCACCACCACCGGAACCGCCTGTTCCGGCTGTGCCAGTAAAGATGCCACCACCACCGCCACCAGCACGGGTAACGGACGATCCGGTAAACGAGTTGGCTAATCCATCGCCGCCGTTGCCAGCCGTTGTAGAAGCACCATTCCCACCTACGGCACTCGCACCACCGCCACCGCCAGCGCCATAGTTGGCGGTGCCAAATCCTGTTCCACCATCAAATCCTTGACCGGATACGCCTGTGCCTGTCGTTGCGCCGCCTGCGCCCCCGCCGCCACCACCACCGGAGCCACCGTTTTCGCCGCGTAGATTGAAACCACCACCGCCACCGCCAGCAACAGCGTAATACGATCCACAACGCGAACTTGTTCCTGCGTATCCGTTGCTCTCAGACGCGCTATCGGGAGCGCCAGAACCGCCTGCGCCGACTGTGATGGTGTGCGTACCTGCACTCAGATACGCGCTAGTGGCCTCCAAGTGACCACCAGCGCCGCCGCCGCCACCGCCAGCACCAGCGGTAACAGGCGATCCGCCGCCAGCGCCACCACCAACGACCAGCACATCAGCCAGACCGGCCTGCGTCACATTCAGCGACGAAGACGCATCAAACTCCCAAAAATCGTAGGTCACACCACCGCTGGTGTAGTTACCGGTCGGGGTGTCCGAGATAGCCGCGCCAGCAAGAGCACCAGACACCGCCGTCCAGGCGCTGCCGTCGTAGTATTCAAGCGCGTCATCGTCGGTGCGGAACGTCACCTGACCCTCAACAGGCGAAGGGATCGCAGACGCACGCGCAGCAGTCCCACCAAACACCAAAACACCCTGCATCAAGTAATCATTCGTATCAGCAGCGGTGAGAACATCGCCAGCCGTGAACGTCTTGAAACCACCAGCAGCCATTAGAGCGCCGTCCAATCTGATCCGTCGAAATACTGAATGCTGTCCGTGTCAGACAGATAAGTGAACATCCCCTCCGAAGGGGAAGCGATAGCCGAAGCACGCGCCGCCGTACCCGCGAACACCATGAACGCCTGATCCATGATGTATGTCTGTACGTCAGAGGCCGTGAGTACGTCGCCTGCTGTGAAAGTCTTGAATCCTGCTCCTGCCATTGTGTCTCCTAGAATCCAAGTTTGTCATCGTCGAGAACGCCGAAGATTGCTGAGTCAAGTATGAATGATGCTTGCGCTCTCGACATCGACAATCTGACTCGATGATTCGCTGGCGTGATCGTGTGTTCGATTCTGTCGAGTGAAGCGTATTGTGTGATCGCTGAACCAACTGTTGGCTGAAACGTCACTTCTAATGGCGCAGCGATGTCGATCGCGGCGATGGATTTCTGTTGCGCTGTTGTGAGTGCGTTCATGTTCACATCGACGCTCTGAATGCGTAACAGCGGATCTTTGTAGCGACTGAGCAGATACGACGCGAGATCGCTCATCTCTGTGTCATCGTCGAATAGCAGATTCGACTTCGATAGATCACTCACGCCATATGTCGTCTGTGATGTTGCGTCAGTCGCGACAGCAGTTCCGCCGTTGACGCGTGACAGAGTGATGCTGTTGTAGAGAGTCTCTGTGCCGTAGTCGACTGTGACTGTTTCGAATGGAATACCTGTGCCGCCAATGAGTGTTGATGCGCCGAAGTCTTGAACTGTCGCGCGATCATGAAACGTTGCGTTGCCTTCGCGTGACATGAAGAACGCGCCGAACTCTGTGTCGTTGACTCGCTGCAGGTAGTCGAGAACGTTCGTGTCTTCTTCTGGCGTGTCTGCTTGCAGCGTGACTTCGCCTGTGTCGATGCTGCGTTTGCTCGTTGGCCATGCTGCTTCTGTCAGAACAGCACCGACGCGAGCACCTGACGTTTGTGCGCTGCGCGTTGCTGTGCTCATCGTTACTTGACCAAGTGTGATGAATCCATCGAGACATGCTGCTGTCGTCGTTGAGTCTTCGCGTTGAAAGTCAAGATTCCAGTCATCGACAAGACCAGTGAAGATCGGCTCATTGTTGATGACGATCTGCACATTCTTACGAGGCACGATGCTGTTGGCATATGGGCTGATTGCTGTGCCTGCTGTCGGATCGAATAAGCGATCACGATTGTCGAGAACGATGTTCGCTGTCGCTGCTTGTGTGCGATCGAGCAGACGCGAACTACCTCGAGAGATTGAGACGCTGCGAACGTACTGAGTGACATCGACTAGCGAATAGGCTCCGCCGAGGGTGTAGATGCTGTTATCGAGTACGCCCTTCACGCTGTCATCGAGTGTGAAGAAGTTCGTCGCTCCGCCTGCGCCTTCGTCGAACGCGAAGACAACTTGCACATCAGGGATCGCCATTACGCCACCTGAATGGGAACGGGTCCGTTGCTGCGTTGATAACGCTTCAACGCTTCAACAATCTGACGGCCTACTTCTGTGCCGTCTGTTCCCATGCCAGCGTTGACAGTCAAGTTGATCGTCGAGCCCACGCCTGCGCGAGTGTTTGTCGTCAATGCAGAGTTCGGCACGACGTAACCTGAAACGTCAGGCACGAACAGTTCGGGTCCCTTCTCACCGATGAGATAAGGGCTGCCTCCGGTGACGGGTCCACCCATCGCTCGCGGTGGTGCTGTGATCGTGCTGACCATGCGCGTGACTTCTTCGTTGATGCGTCGAGTGACGTTGACATCGATGCGTACTTGACGATCTGCTTTCTTCGCGAGATCGTCCATGATGCGCATGAGTTCTTTGCGACCCTTGCCGCCTTTGCCCATGTATTTGTCGAAGCCTTTGACTGTGTTCCATGCGCTGTCAACGCCTGCGTCTTTGAACTGTTGCGCAGCGAGCAAGCCAACTTCGTCTGCTGCATCTTGTGATGACTTCACAAGTTTGTTCGTTTCATCGATCGCAGTCGAGCCGCCGGCGATAAGTTCATCAGCGATGCGCGTTCCAGCGTTGACACCAGCAGCGAGAACTTGCTGCAATGCTTCTTCTGACAAGTCCATCGCGATCAACTGCTTGATCTTCGTCGAGAACTCTTTGACTTTCTCTGCTTGCGCTTTCAATCCTTCAAGGAAAGTCATGCCGACGCGTTCGCCGTCTTCGTTGAACTCGGGTGCAATCTCAGAGAAGTTGATGTTGCCAATGATCGACGATGCAACATCTCGCGCATAGTCTTTGAATATCTGACGCTGCGCTTCAAGTTCTTGCTTCAAGCCTGCGCGAACGCTCTTCACCTTATCGATGAACGCTGTCTGCATCGCGGCGCGAACGTTGTCGCCGCCTGCTTCAAGAGCATCTGTCAGGCCGTTGATGATGTCAGCACCGAAGCCCGCAAACACCTTCGATGGTGAGGCGATGCCGAGTGCTTTCTTGAACGGACCAACAATCCATGAAGGGAGTTGATCGAGAAAGAAGCGACCCATGTTCGGTAGCAGTTGTGATGCTCCATCCATCAGGCCTTGAATCATGTCTTTGCCTGTCTGGAACAACCAGTCTTTCGCGTTGCCTAATGCTTCACGCACAGTCTCAGGAAGTTCACGCACAGTATCGATTGCGTCGCTGATCGCATCGATGACTGTCTTTCCGAAGTTGAATATCTTCTTGCCAACTTTGAATGCTTCAACACCGACATCGAAGAAGTATGCAGCCGTGTCGATCAACCCACTGATGAGAAGTCCAAGGCCTTCAATCAACTTCGACAGATAGAACTCATAGAACTTCGCGATCGCAGGGATGACGTACTTGTTCAAGAACTCCCAGACAGTCGAGAATGCTTGCTTGACTGCATCGATCTTGTCTGCGTTCTCGTCGAGTTTCTTCTTCAACTGATCGACTGCTTGCGCGACAGCAGCACGCACAGCATTCCAGATCGCGATGACACCGTTACGGAATGCTTCGCTCTTCGTCCACAGCAGCACGACGACAGCGACGAACGCTGCGACTGCTGCGATGACAGCGAGCACAGGCAGACTGATCGCGCCCATCACACCTACGAGAGCGCCGAGTGCGCTGACGACAGCACCAAGCACGATCAGCAAAGGTCCGACTACTGCTGCGATCGCAGCGAACAGCATCGCCATCTTCTTCTGTTCAGGTGATAACGCTTTGAATGCTGCGACAAGTTGCTGCAACTTCTCTGCCGCCATCTCAACGAACGGCGCGATTGCGTCGCCTATCTCGATGAGACTGTTCTTGACGCTCGACAAAGCCTGCTGCAACTGAAAGCCAGAAGTGCTCGCTGTCGCTTCGAACGCTGAATCGAGAATGCCTGTCGTGTCAGACATGCGTCCGAAGATGTCTTCGGTTGTTTCAGCACCAGCACCGAGCATGTCCATGACACCAGTGAGCGCACGCACGTTGCCGAAGAACTTCGCAGTCGCGATTGTGTTACCACCGAAGCGATCTTTCAATAGTTGCAGCGTCGCAAGCAATCCATCTTCGCGCAGAGACTTGCGCAATTGCTTGTATGACAGATCAACACTCTTCAAGGCCTTTCGACCCTTCGGTGTTTCTTTCGCAATCGAAGCCAAGATGCCGCGCACTTGTGTTGCTGCTTCGCTCGCGTTTGTTCCAGTTCGAGACATGGATGCGAAAGCAGCACCAACTTCGTCAAACTGGACACCCATCGCAGATGCGATCGGGAGAACTGCGCCCATCGCGCCAGCAAGTTCAGCAGGTTCAAGTTTGCCTTCTCGAACTGCTGCGGTGAGAACGTCTGTTGCTGCTGACGCTTTCAACGTATCGCTTCCGTATGCGTTCATCGCTGATGTTGCGAGATCAGCGATTGTTTGCACTTCACCAAGACCTGATGCTGACGCTTTCAGAGAAGCCTCGAGAACGTCCATTGCATCTGAACCGCGCAACCCAGCAGAGGTGATGAAGAACAAAGCGTCTGCTGCTTCTGCACCTGTCTTGCCGAACTCGCTTGCAAGATCGATGACAGGCTGACGCATCGCATCGACTTCTTCTTGCGCGATACCAACAAGTCCGACGATCTTCGACATCGATGTGTCAAAGTCCATCGCCATCTTTGACGCTGCAACACCAACGCCGACGATCGGTAGCGTAACTCCAAGTGTCATCTTCTTACCGACAGATGACATCTTCTTTCCGAAGTCCTGCATCTTCGAACCGAAGGCAGCGAACTTGTCACTCGATGTCTTGACCTGCTTGCGCAGTTTGTCGAGATCCTTGTAGGCACGCTCAAGGTCTTTGCCGTCATACTTACCTGCGACAAGAACATTGACTGCTGGTGTTCTAGGCATCACGCAGCCCTATCTAGTAGCGACTGCACTTCGCGAGCAGCCTTGTCCATCAAAGCATTGATCTTCTCTCGAGGCCCATCGCCAGCGTCTTCGATCGCCCCCCAGAGATAACGCTTCGAAGTATCGCCCCAGTTCTTTGTCAGAGATCGCGCAAACGGATCTCCGCTCTTGTCTCCACGTCCTGCAGTCTGAAAGATCACAGCAACAGGATCGTTCGAATATCCGACGACACGAATGCTCGCTTTGCGCACAACACCACGACGAACGCTCTCATTGCGACGACGCACGCTTGTCTTCAACGTGTTCTTCAAACGCATAGGCGTGTAAGAGAAGTCACGTCCATCGCGTGCTAGACGCCACACTCCCCAGTTCGTGAGAGCGATAGGTGGTGTCAGTTTGCGTGCTTCATCGAGCACACTTGACGCTTCACCTTTGATCTCTTTCGCGATCGCACCGTAGGCTTTCTTATCGAGCGCGGCAAGAGCATTGATGCTGTTCTCGATTCCTTCTGTTCGAATGATCACTTGCCCATTGCCTTTCGTTCATTGCTCGCTCGCCAGCGCAAGTACCTGAGCATGGTAATCAACATGCGATCGCTCTCAGCCAGCAACACACTTGGCGCAATATGAAACTCATACGCCAGATGCGCGATCATGAAGTGCTGGCTGTGTTCTCCAAAGGGGCGATCTCAGCATCATCACCTGAGAAGGTTACTTCGTCGATCGTATCGAGCCAGGCGTCGAAGTCGAGATCAGTCTTCTTGCGACGATTCAACGAATGCCAGGCGAGCCAGCATAGATCGGTGAAGCGCATCTCTTTCTCGAACTTGGCGACGCTGCGTTCGAACTTCTCTTCGAAGCGAACGAAGTCAACTGCCGACACGACAGCATCGGCAGTTGACTCGTCCGTGTAGGTCACCGTCAGGATCAATCGCATTGCAGGACTCCTTCTCTCAGGGGGCTAGTTATGTGATGTGTTATGCGGTTGCGCGAGTGACGGTGCCAGAGACAGGCCAGGTCACCGAGAGTGTCGCGAGGTCGCCGACGCTTGATGCGAATGGCTGATACTGATTGACGAGACAGTTCGCCGTGTAGGACGGATTCGTCGATGCAACGCTGTCACTGGTCGGCAGAATGACGACAGTTGCGATCGTGTTCAACAGCGGGAACAGAGTTGCGTCGACGCTTGATGCGCCGAAGTCTTGATGGAACTCTAGGGTGAGTGATGCTTGCTTCAAGCCGCCGACGCGAGTACGCCATTCGCCACCGAATGCGGTCGTCTCAACGTCGTCGCTTTCAACGGTCAACTCGACGCTCGCGAGAGAAGTCGAGAAGTCGGTGCCGTTGATCGACACCGAGTAGTCCGTGGCTACGAACTTTGCCATGAGTGTTGCTCCTTCTTATTGTGCGATGACCTGAACGACGAACTCCGCCGCCAGATAGGTTACTTCTCCAACTACAAGTGATTGATAGTTTCTCATCTCTTGCACACGCAGGTCGCTTGCTGCACCGCCAAGCGTCCGGTCGGACTCAATGGCAGTCTTGATACTCGATGCGCCTGTTGGATTGCAGTACGCGTCGAGAGTCGTCTGTGCTGTTCGTTCGCTCACTCGTCCAACGATCACGATGATCACGAACTCGTATGTATCGAGTCCGCGTGCGTAGGCTGTGTCGTATGTGATCGTGCGAGGAATGACGACAGCGATTGGTGGATTCGGTTGATCGGGAACTGTTGATGCTGTGCGCAGTCCTGAGATCGTCGCGAGATTCGTTGCGATACCTGAGCGAAGTGTTGTGAGCGTTGTCACGCGACGCCTCGATTGCGAATGTATGGCGTGACAAGTTGTGCAACGTCAGGGTCTAGGCCTTTGCTGACTCTCATTGCGCCCATCTCTCCGAAGCCTGCGATGCCGAGTGGTGAGTCAAGTCGCTTGAAGATTCTGCTCGCTTGAATGACTGCTGCTTGTGTGATGCTCGCTGGCACGGCAGGGAAGCCGAACGTGCCTGTGATCTTGACTGTCTTCTCTCCGTATGCGGTTGGGAAGATGTAGTCGTCAACTGCACGGATGCGAGTGTAAGGCCATGACAGTCCATCTGCGACTGCATTCAAAGGTTCGAGTTGATAGTCCTTCGCAGCCCAGGTTACGTCATAGACTTGATCTGACAGCGTGCTTGTTTGCAGCGTGATCGCTGTGCCTGCGAGATCGTCGATGTTGATGACGTAGGAATCATGCGGCGCGAAGTAGCGAGTCGCTGAGACTGTGCCGAATGTGCGTTGACAGTAACCATCGATCAGTTCGCTTGCTGCGCTTCCAGCCATCTTGATCAGAGAGTTATCAACATCATCCGTGATGCGCAATGCGGTTTTGATCTGATCGGTGCTTGCGTACAGAGTCATCTGTTCTCCTTGACGATGCCTACGAAGTAGAGATCATGTGATTGATTGTTGATCTCGAACTCGTATGCATCGAACAGTTCATCGAGATCGAATGCTTGTGTGAAGTCATCAACTGTCAGGTTCTTGTAGTAATCCCAGCCAACAGTATGTGGTGATGCGCCTGGTGTTGATCGTGACGTTCCGTGTTCTGCTCTGCCTGTTGTCGCGCATGTCATGATCACGACTGCGTTGCTCATGCGAATCATGTTCGCGAATGTTTCACGCCAGAACGGATTATGTTCGAAGCATTCTGCGCTCAGTACGACATCGAAACTGTTGTCATCGAGATCCAGTTCTTGCGCTGCACAGACAAGATCAACGCCAGGTCCTTCTCCGACATCGACGCCGACATATTCGCAATCAACGAAGAAATCACGCGCTGACCCGTTGATATTGAGCGAGCCGATGTCGAGCACACGCTTCGCGTTGAACATGTCAGGCATTCTGTCGCGTACTTGTTCGAAGAACACGCGCTGCTCAACGTGCGCCATGATCATCCCATGACAGATCGCGACGACGACGCAGCATGAACTCACCTGCAGTCAGATCGTTACGAAACACTTTGCGTTCGTAGTAGTCACGATTTGCTGAGAACGTGACTTCATTGATCGATCGATAGCCAGCGTCGAGTGTGCTGCTGTTGTCATGATGAACAGCGATGTTACTGTGCAATGTTGTGAACTGCATCGCTCGCGTGCGCCGCTCGTAATCGTTGTCCTCAAAGTACGCCGGATGCAATGCTTCATCGAACAGGCCTACTGTTGACACGACTTCATCGCCGAGCATGAAAGCACACCATGGAGGCGAGCCGCCTGACAGAAGAAGCATGTCGCGTTCTTGCAGACCATCGAACAGCGACAATGACCCTGCTGGCCATGTGATGTCGAAGTTGCAGATCAGCCATGATCGAGCGAACGGCGTTACTTTGATGCCAAGATTCCATGAACCTGCGACACCTAGATTCGCTGGCATGGGTAGCAGCGAGAAACGTTTGATGTGTTTCTTCCAGCGCACTTGCTTCGGATCAACGCATCGTCCGTTGTCGATGACGACAAAGTGTTCGATGTCATGATCGATGCTGTCGATCATGCGATACAGCAGATCGTCACGCGTCAAGATCGGAACGATCATCGCGTCAATCATGACAGCGCCTTGATTGATGGTCGCCAGAAGTGATCGAAGATGAAGTCTGCGTCGTACTGCGAAGCAAACTCAATCGCTTTGTCGCTGCGTACTCGACCACGCTCATACGCTTGCTGCAATGCGTCAACGATGCTCGCTACTCGAGGCGTGACAAGCCATGACTTCTGCATCGCATCCCACCATGGCTGTCCATCAACTAGCCAGCCGTCGCCGCACAGTTCTGTTTGCGCTGTCGCATCAGTCATGATCACAGGCGTTCCACATGCCTGCGCTTCGATCGCGGGAATGCCGAAGCCTTCTCCCATCGACGGTTGCAAGAACACATCCATCGCTGTGTAGATCGATGCGAGAACTTCTTGTGTCATGCCTGAGCGATACGCGTACTGATCGACGAATACGATCTGCTCATCTTTGATGCCGCACGCTTGCGCGAGTTCACGCAGATTGATTCCACCCATCGCGCCGCGATCTTCTGTGTGCAGATACAGCACAGCGTCATCGTGTTTCTGCGCGAACATCGCGAACGCGAGAAACGCTTCAGGGAACGCTTTGCGATTAGGCACGACGCCTTTGTTCGCTGAGTTCATTCCGACAACGAACTTGTCATCAGCGATCTCGATGATGTCGCGCCCAGTCATCGAGCCGTTCGATGTCTTGATGTTCTCTGTCGGCTTGAAGACTTGCTCGATCGCGTGAGGAATGTAGAAGCATTTGATGTCAGCGTTGTGCAGCATTGATTCGCCGAAGCGACTCATCGCGATTGGTGTCACGTTGTCGCGCTTGCACCATGCGAGAACGTCAGGCGGCGCGGGCATGTGATCGATTGGTACCCATGATGCGATCTGATCGATCAAGTCCCATTGCTTGCCTTTGTAGACCCATACGTCATAGAGCGTGATTAGCAACGGGTTCTCGCTGTTGTTCTCATGCGCCCATGCGTACAAGTGCGCAGGAATGACATCGTTGCTGTGAAGATCGTAGCCGCGTGGAAAGACTTTGATGCCTTCCCAGATTGTTGCTGCGCCTTCTAGTCCGTAGTTCGACGCGATCGCGATCGCGTGCTTGTCTTCTTTGAGGCGTTGCGTGACTTGCGCTGTTTGTTGCCCGTAGCCTGTCGTGGCGTGTGGGGAGTTGCTTGCCCAGAGTATGGTGCGGCGAAGTTCGCTCGAATCAACAGTTGCCCTATGTGCGGCGGCACGCTTAGCAGGGTTCCCAGAACGTTGATCTGCATTGGACATCGATCTCTCTTTCTGTGCGCAGGTGAGTGTCTGTCAGGGAGCCGAGTCCTGCGCGCCCCGACTCCCTGACAGACGTTGTGTTTCGTTGACGACTAAGAAGCGCCGCCAGCGAAATACTTGATGTGCGAGGTCTGCGGCAAGTTGCCGTCCACGCGGAACGTGGCACGGAACGTCACCAGACCATCGGCGAACGCGTAGTCGTCCGAACGATCGAGACGAATGCCGCCGACCTGGCGAACGATGTACGACGGCATGTGACCTGCGATGACAGACTTCGCAGAAGTCGCAACGCTAGCCATCGCCGGGTTCTCGATCAGCGGGAAGCCGAGCACGCGATCCGGGGTGCCGTCTGCGAGCGAGGGCTGGAAGACGTACTGACCGGCGCCGTCTTGCAACTTGCGCATCTCAGCGATCGCATCGCCGGAAGCCATGACTGCGAAGCCAGGCAACTGACGAGCAGCCGCGTCGGTCGAGTAGATCAGATCCACGAGGTTGTCGTAAGTGAAGACGCCAGACACACCGGTTCCACCAGTGACGCCAGAGCCTGCAGCAGCGACAACGCCCTTCGGCTGAACAGTTCCCGTACCAGTCGTTAGTGCGCTGTTCACGGCGTAGCCCAGAGCGTTACCAACGTTGGTGCTGATCAGCGACAGGATGTCAACGCCGCTGTCCTCAATGAGTTCCGTCGAGACCTGAGTCAGGAAGGAATACTTGAACGCGCCGAGAGTGATGAACGCGTTCATCGTCGGATCAGACTCGCCGATCGTCGAAGCCTCGGACGTAACAGTTCCAGTGCTGTATGCGGACAGCGAAGGAATCTGCAGGTTCTCGCCACCAGCGGTGTTGAGAACAGTCGAAACCTCGAGCATCGGTCCTACCGCGCGAGCGAGGTAGAGGACCTGATCGTAGAAGGACGTAGGCACAGGTGCGCCAGTGGAACTCTTGGTAACGTCACGCTGCTCGAACGTAGCGGAGCGCATCTCGCCACGAGCGAGAGAGCGAATGATGTCAACATCGCTGACAGCAGCCTTCTCGTCTTCGTCGTCAGACGGACGAGCGATGTTCTCGAAACCGCGAACTGCTTCGGCGATCTCGGCGTCACGACGCTCTTGCTCCATCATCTCCTTGATGATGTTTCCGCGTCGATCCATGTCAGCGAATGCAGCCTGTACGGACTGCTCTTCCTCAGCAGAAAGTTCGCGAGCCTCGCTTGCGGCGCGATCCATGATCTCCTTGGCCGCTTCGTAAGCGCGAGCACGCTCTTCGTTCTGCCGCTTGATGTAATCCGACATTCGGACTACTCCTTTCGGCTTGTTGTGTGTGTGTTTGTCGCGCAGGTGCTTCCCGATGCGGCTCCGCAATCGAGATCGACGCGCGGCTCCGCAGCGTCGAAGTTTGTGTGTGTCAGATCGTCTTGTAGATCAGATCGAGTTGCTGGCGTAGAACTGACAGCGGGACTGTCGGTTCTTTCTCAACTTGTTCAGGCTCTGGAGCGAGCGTATCGACGACGTTTCGCAGAAGTGACGCTTGACTATCGTCGAGCGTTTCTCCCGCTTCTAACGCGATCAGAGCGTCTGCAAGAGCGTCTGCGTCTTGCTGCGTGCGCTGCGCGAGCGCATCGAGTTTGCGAATCGTCGCTGTCGTCGCAGGATACGCTGGCCAGCCAGTCACCACAGACACCTCATGAAGACGGACTTCGTTGAGTGTGCGAGTCGCGCCGTCGTCTGACCATTCGTCGCCGCCGTTGGGAACTGAGAAGCCGAAGGACATTGAATCGACTACGCGTGTGCGCAGCAGTTCAGCGAGATCGTTCCCGTAGGTAGTGTTGGGTAGGTCTGCTTCTGCGAACAAGCCTCGAGAGTCTTCACTCAAACGCAGCGTGCCTGATCGTGTCGTGGCGAGCACTTGATCATCGTTGTGATTGACGAACATCTTGATGTTGTTACGCGATGACAGCGTGCGCTTGAATGCGCCTGGGTTGATGCGCTCCGTGAACGGTAGGGGTTCGCTGTCGCTGTTGAAGACTGCTGCGTATCCCATGAATGTGCGGCCTTCGCTGCTTTCGCGCAGTTCGAGATCGTCAACGTGAATCTCACGCGTTTCGATGTTGCTCATCTGATTCCTATCTGCCTTGATGCGATCCGCTTGACGTTCGAGCCAACGGCGCGCAGGTCCTGGATTCAATGGATTGATTCCCCAGAGGTAGTGAGCGACTGCTCCAGGACCTGGCCATTCAGGATCGTCGCTGTTGCTGTTCTTTGCTGCTTGTAGATCAACTTGATGACGCGCAGCCCACGCGTTCGCTCGAATCACTTTGTCATCACTCATGCGACCTGCTGCCATCTCGCGTGCTTCGCGAATCGTGCCTTGAGTTAGACCGTCGCCTCCGTAACCTTCGCGACGTAGTTCTAGACCTCGACGCGCTGCGCTGCGCACATAGGCTGGAACTTCAACAGCACGATTCTCGTTTGCTTGCCAAGCGTTGCAGTAGTAGTCACCGCGAACATAATCATTCCATCGAGTGCAGAACGCCATGTCATCTTGCGTGTTGCTTTCGTCGTAGAAGAAACAGTTTCCACACGCTCGACCTGCTGGAACGTTATCTTCCAACGCTGGCCGATAGTTCGCTGGCAATGCTCGCTCTCCGCCTGGCTCCATGTCTTCTGCGATCGACACAGCAACCATCTGATCGATTGCTGCTTGCTTCGTCGAGTGACAGCCAATGACTTCGCCGTCTTCTTTCTCAACAGCCCAACCTGAACAGTCAGGATTGCTGTCGCTGATGAAGTAAGGCATGTCATACCTCGTATGCAGACTGCGGATCTTCAGGATCGATCTGTGCGATATTCTGCAACTGCACAGAAGGCAAGCCAGTGTGATCCATGTTCGGTAGATCAACTGCTTGCAGAACCTCAGATGGGTCGAAGCCAGCGAGAATCAAACGCTGCGCCATGAGCACGCGCTTCTCAGTTTCGATGATGTTCGCTGCACCAAGATTCACATTCGCGAGTGGCACGCGATACTCGTCACCACCATCGACTGGTCGCATGTCTTCGAGTCGATGAATGTCATTGATCGACAAGAAGCCTGATTGCATTCCTGTTGAGTATGCGCTGAATCGTGTCTGTAAGTCGCCGCGCAAGATCGCGTCGAGATTGAAACGCAAGAATCCTTCGTTCGAGATGAGCGTCGAGTACGCTGTTTCGAGTTTCGAGACGTAAGGCCTGAGGGTGTATTGGGCGAACTGGATCGCGTTCTGTTCCACACTCGCATACGACATCGCGCCTGGAGTTGCGACTTGTAGCAGATGCAAAGGCACACGAAAGATGCGAGCGATCTCTTCGACTGCGAACTGTCGTGATTCGAGCATCTGTGCTTGCTCAGGATCGACAGTTGTCTTGACGTACTTCGCACCACCGCCGAGCACACCGACGCGATGTGAACGCTGCAGGCCCTTGTGTGTCGCTTCGAATGCTGTCTTCAACTCCAACGCTTGTTCGCTGTTCATCATCGCTGGTGTCTCGATGATGCCGCTTGTTGTCGAGCCTTGACCGAAGAAGCGTGCGCTGAACTCTTCAAGTGCTGACGCAAGGCCTAGAGTTTGTTTGACTTCTTCGATTCGTGACACGCCACGCATCGAGCCTGGGCGTCGAAGTTCTGTGATGTGCAGCATGTCGCGTCGAGAGATGATCGTCTTGTCCTCGTACAGGAACTCGATCTCGTTCGATGTGCGATTGCGTTGCACTTTGACTTTGTGAGGGTCGAGCACAACGAGAGCGACAACTTCACCGCGCGGGTTACGAAACACGCGAATGAATGCGTTGCCGTCGAGCAGCAGAGACACCATGACTTGCTGCAGGTGATCTTCACGCGTCACGCCAGCGTCAGGCGTCAGTACCCATTCAGGTCGAGGCCTGTACGGTACGCGATCGCCGTCGCGGCGGATGAACGTGTCAGCAGGAAGAGTCGAGATCGTGTCTGATAGCAGACGAACGCACGCATAGACAGCGCCGAGTTTCAGCGAAGTGTCTTGCGTGATGACTGTGCCTGCGTATGTGCGAGGAGCGATGTCAGCACCAGAAGCGAACAGCGATTGAAACGAGATCGCACGCTGTTCATCGTCGCCTCGAGAGAACAAGTTGCGCAGCATTACTTACCACCGCGTTTCAACGGCTCCATCGATATGCCGACGACAGTCACTAGCACTCCTCCGACGATCAAACCTACTGCTGGCGAGATCAAAGCAGCACCAGCGATGATGGCCGCTACGCCTAGCAGTTGAATCAAGGCAGCCATGTGACTCCTAAGTTATGAAGAAAGGTTCAACAGTTTCAGGTTCGTTCTCGCGCACTTGCGTCGCTCGATCGAAAGCCATTACAGCAGCAACAGCCGTGTCGATCTTGCGCGGCGATCCTCGATGCTCTTTCACGATGCGAGGTCCGAGGCGATCGTACTTGATCACACAGTTGTCGATGTGTCGTGCGAGCGTCGGATTGTGATCGTGCGCAAGTTCACGCGAACCGACAGCATCGTAGAACTTCGCAGTCGCAGGCACCATACGCGCTGGACTGCTCGATGAATACTCGACAACAGGCAAGCCGGCGGCTGACCAGTTCTCCATCTCGCGCTGATAGCGATACGGATCGCACACAACCTCGACAACATTCAACTCAGCGCAAGTGCGCATCATAACAGCATCAACTTCTGTCATTGGCACGCGCCAGTCGTCTGTGTCTGTCTGCTTCTTCTCCCACACATCGACGACATAGATGCGAGGCTTGTCTTCGACAGTCACAGCGACGATCGCTGTCGCGTCATTGCTGAACGAACCGTCAAAGCCGATGACGACTTCTGTCTGATCGTCGAGCGCGTCAGCAGTATCGAGATCATCCCACGCGCCAGCAGGCATCCATGCTTCTTGCGCGTTCACCCATAAGTTCATGCGCTTCGTTCTGAACTCAGCCTCAGGTGTGCGCTTGACTGCTGAATGAAAGTCCTCAGGATCGTTGATGTCATCGAATCCAGGATTCGCAGCGATCCAGTTCTTAGGGTCGCGATGATCAACTTCGTCTTGCGACTTCCACCATGACATGAAGAACGAGTCGTCTTTGATCTCACCCTTCGCGATCTGCTCACCGTACTGAAACAAGCGATAGCAAGTGCTGTCACGCCCTGTCGAGTCGTACTTCACTCCAGCAGTTGTCATCGCAAGCATCATGCTGTCTTTGCGCGCCGCTTGACCAAGTTGCATGACGTTGAACAGTTCATCATTCGGCGCAGCATGAAGTTCGTCGTACAACACCAGCGAAGGACTGAGGCCTTCTTTCGTGAACGCTTCACTCGACAGCACGCGATACACGCTGCCCGTGTCAGGCACTTCGATCGCGTCGCGATACACCTTCGTGACAGCAGACAACTCAGGTGACTGCTCAACCATCGTGCGCGCCGCACCGAACACGATGCGAGCCTGATCACGATCAGCAGCACACGAATACACCTCGCCGCCGCGCGGACCCATCAGCAAGCCATACAACGCGACGCCAGAACCTAACGCCGACTTGCCATTCTTTCTCGCCATACCGACAAGAGCAAGCCGATGACGAAACCTACCGTCACTACGACGAGCAAACACATGATCGAGCAACGATCGCTGCCAGTCTCGTAATCGAATCGACTCACCAGCATGACCACCAATCGAATCCTTCACCTGAACACACAAAGTCTCGATGAACTCACCCACAAGAGCACCATCACCGCGCTTACGATCAGCAGCAGCAACACGCGTGAGCAGCGCAGGCGGCCACGCTTTCACGATTACCTCGAAGCAGCCTTCGCTTGCAAACGTTCAAGCGCAGACATCGCACGAACCTCAGCGACACCTAACTTGCCACGCTCAGAAGGATTCCATCCAAGCACACTCAGCCAGCGATGAATCTGATCCTCGATGTTGCGCAACGCGACACGATCACGCCATTCGCCCTCACCAGACAAGACAAGTTGACGCAAGAACATGCGCTCATCCATCGACTCGCAAAGCATCTGCACAAGTTCAATGTCAGTCGTAACAGACAGCCATGACGCGCCAGACGACCAGACGCGATGCCACATCTTCGAACCTTCTGCACCTAACTCACGCAAAGGATCAGGCGTGCTCTCAGCAGCAGGCAACGCAGTCACGCTCGACAACTTCGGCAAAGGCCTCTTGCCGGGATTGCCAGCGCGACGCTTCTTCTCAACAGGCTTCGCTGGATTCGGCATCGTGTCTCATCTCGCAGGGGTTGAAACGGTTTGGGGGAAAGGTTTGAACTGCGTCTTCTTGCCCCCGCAGGGACGCAGGGTTCTCGTCGCCGTTATCTGCAACGGTTTGACCCCACTCTCAGGTGATCGCCACCGTCGGTGTGTGTGTGTCAGTTTCAGTTCGTCTTGTTCTTGCTTCGTCGAATGTTGCAAGATCGGTGAGCAGCAGCGAGTGGGCTACTGGGGTCGGCTGGCAGTAGGTGATCTGCTTGAAAGGGATCGCTGTCGCGTGCGCCTTCGCCGCATAGCCAGCAGGTTGTTGCGTTGTCGCGTATGAGTTTCGCTCGACGTTTGTAGTCGCCTGCGTAGTGTGGTCTGGGTTTGCGTGTCTTGCTGCGTTCGCGTGATCGTGCTTTTCGGCAGTCGTCGCAGCGTGTCTTGTTGCTAGTGAGTGTGGCGCAGTCGAGGCATGGTCGTTTGACGTTGCTCACTTGTCTTCGACGTTGCGTGTTTCTTCTGCCTTGTTGATCTTTGCTTGTTCTTGCTTGTTGTCTTGCTTCTTGGCTGTCGCGCTGGTGGGGTTGGCTACGGCGTCGATGGCGTCGATGATTGCTGGTGTGATGACTGCGATGGGGCCTACGGTGGGATCGCCTGTGGCTTTCTTGATTGCGTTTGTGATCTGTTCGCGTGTGAGGCTCATGTGTCTTCCTCGTCTTCTGTGTCGTCGTCGCTTGTGCTGACGAGTTCTAGTGCTCTCTCGAATGGCTCGATGAGTTGTAGTGCGTGTGCGAATGATTCGAGTGTTCTGTTGCGTAGGTCGTGTACGGCGTCTGCGCTGTAACTGATTGATTCGGCGATCATGACGATCTCGAGGTCGCCGTACACGATGCGCATGTGTACGTCTCGCGATTCGGCCATGCGACTGCCTTTCTTGTTGTTGGTGATGCCGCAGGCGCTCGATCATAGTGAAGCATACGGACATGGCTTTGTCGCGTGTGCTTGTTTCGTGTCGGATTGTGTGCGCAGTTTCGTGCAGTGTGTTGACAGGTTCGTTGCATGTTTGTGTCGAGTTTGATGCTTGTTGCTTGCTTTGTTCGTATGCGTGCGCGTCTAGTGAGTGAGCAAAGAAGTATCTAGTGAGTGTATGCGTTAGTTCGTTCGTTCGTATCGTGGATTGCGTTCTGCTATGCGTTTCGCATTGCGTCGAGCATTGTTGAGTGTTGGCTGCTGTATGATCTCGATTGCATGTGACTGGACATCCATTGCATGAAGAAGGCGCAGACGTATGAGCCTGCGCCTTCTTCATTGTTTGTGTGTGTCAGTCGTCGTCGATGCCCCAATCGACTGCTTGCTGCCAGCGGTCGCCTAAGCGTTCGAAGATGTCCACGTTCTCAGGCTTTCTCGACGCTCTAGCGGCTCTAACGAGCGCGACGCGTATGTTGTGTGCTTCTTCGCGAGTTATCTCGACTGTGATCGTCTCAGACATCTTCTCGACCCATCTGCGCAGTTCGTCGCTGATCATGTCGCTCACGCTCCCTCTGTGACGACGCGCATCAGTTCATCGATGATGAACTCTTCTTGTGGGTTGCGAGCGTTCGTGAACAGTTCATCGAGCATCTGCGTCGCTCGCGTCTTCACGCTCTCGTCATAGCCGTCGAACAGGCCTTGCGTCTCGCCGTCGTCTGTCCAGTCAACATCGATCGCGTCTTGAACGTCGCTGCTGACATCGCGCACCTCGTATGGCATCTGGCGAATGTAGTCGAGCGCCATCTGCGCGTTCGGGAAGTCGATGTGCTTGTGCATGTCGCCTTGAAGGCTTGTGCCGGTGCTGACGACGATCCATGTCGTCTCTTTCATCTTGCTCATGTCTCTCTCGCTCTCTGTGTCGCCTGTCTCATCAGGTGCAGTTGGCGAACTCTGCACGACGCTGCTTGCGCAGCGTTTCGACTCTAGTCGAGATCGTGAACGTATGTCTCGCGATCGCACAGCGGGCAGAACGGAACTCCGGCCTCGATGTGCTTCATGTTCATGCGGCAGTACCAGCCGCACATTGAGCAAGCGACTTTGTACCAGTTCTTCTTGCTGCGTCCCGCCTTCGCGGCCATCTTCTTGTGCGGGTACGCGCCGACGCGCTTCTCGATCTTCTCGTTCAACGCTTCGAGCGTGAACTGCAAGTGCTCACCTGGTGTCGATGTCGTCATCTTGCCGACAAAGCCGAGAGCCTTCGCGATGCGAGCGAAGTTGCCCTTGTGGCCATTCTTGCAGTCGTCAGCAGCGTGCACCATCTCATGAAGCAGCGTGTCGAGAACTTCTGTCGGGCTGTCTGCGCCGAGCACAGGGCTGATGAAGATCTGATTGATCTTGTCTGGGTGTGCGCTGCGCGCCCAGCATTCGCCGATGCGCTTCTTCGCGCTGCCGCCGCCTGGCCATGAGCAAGTAACGTCGATGCGCTCAGGAAGTTCGCAGTCGGGGATGTTCTTGAACAGCACGCGCATCTCTTTCAGCGCGATGTTCAGCCATTCTTCGCGTGTGATCTGCTTCTTCATTGTCTCTCTCGCTTTCTCTCTGTGACTCGCTGTTCGAGTCATGAAGAGATCGTCCCAGGATTCAGGCCTGCAAGCAAGTTGATTCAGGCAGTTTCTCAAAGAATCTTTCGCCTAAATCGCCCCTTCTGAGAGCAAATCGCCCCATATTCGAACGCTTGTTCGATCAGAGACGATCGAGCGCGATCTGACGACGCATCGAGCGATCAGAGAACAAACGACCTCGACGCTCGATCAAACCCTGCTTCGCCCATCTGCGCAGCGTGCGCTTCGTCACTCCGTACCAGTCAGCGAGCGTGTCAGCAGGAACCCACACATCGACATCTTGCGCAGCAGCAGACACGACAACGAGACGACGCGCAGTCCACACGCGCTTACACGATCGACACATGATCTCAGCATCGTTGTCGAGATCGTCACGCGTCACACGCAATCGACGACGACACATCTCGTCTTCGACATCTGTCGGACACTCAACACGCCAACCTTCGTGATCATCGACGCACGCGATACGAGCAAGACGCGCAGCCTCACGCGACAGTTCTTGCTGCATGTCAGCGAGCAATGGCCAGCGTGCTTCGATCAATCGATCACGCCACGCTTGAATGAACTCGACTCGTTCACGCAGCATCGCTGTTCGCTTCTGCTGTTCAGTCACGACTCCGTATGGCGTCAACTCGAAGTCATGCCTTATCGCGATCTCCCACGACTCCAACAAAGGCAGAGTGTCATTGCCTGCGATGACATCGAGCGCGTCAACGTTCACGCCAAGCGATCGTTCACTTGACTTGCTCATCGACACACCAGAAGCGTGAGGCACCGCAGTATCGATCATCGATGTGAACTGTCTGATCTCGTTGAGCGCAGATGACAAACGTCGAGCACACGCGTCACACAAGATCATGCTGCTCGCTCGATTGCATCGTTCACAGCGTTCATCACTCATGTGTGCTGCCTTTCGTGATGATGACGACGGATCTTATGAATCACTTGCTCGTACTCTTCGCGATTGAATCTGCGGCCGTCAGAAACATGCATCGCTGATGTCACTTGCTCGCGATCGTGATACACAACGAACGCAGGCACGCTCGCCATCTCTGACAAGCGACGCATAATCGAGAAGCCCTTCTGCGGATTCGTTGTCGCTTCGATCAGATACAAAGGCGTGCGACAGATGTGACAGCAGCCCATCAGATCGAGATCGATTGCGTGATACGTCGATGGGAACGCGTCTCGATGCCAGTCTTGAACTGTTCTGTCTTGATACAGATCAAGATTGCGAACTTGCGCGTGACTACTCATCGAAGAACTCATCGAGATCGCTCGACAAGCAGCCGTCGCACAGAAGTTGCCAGCCTCGATACGCTCGCGCACCTTCACCGCCACAGCGATGACAGCGCACAACGATGTCGCTTCTAGAAGGGCATGTCATTAGGATCATCAGACACTCGAGGCGCAGATGTCGCCCACGGATCGTTCTCAACTTGTGCTGCTGTTTGACGCTTCACGCGAGACACCTTCGCTGTCTGACGACGATCAACGATCGCAGCGACAGTTCGAGCACGCACTTCGACGCGTGAACGCTTCTCACCATTCGGGTCTTCCCATTGACGCGCATACGCGTCACCCATGACGATGACTTGATCACCTTTCGACAGCGACTCTGCTGCTGCTTCTGCGTCTGCTTCCCAGATCGTGCAGTCCCAGAACGTCGTGTCTTCTTCTTTCCAGCCTTCGTCTGTCTTGCGCTTGCGTGAAGTGACAACATTCAAACGCACAAGTGCTTTGCCTGATGCTGTGAACTTCAACTCTGGATCGCTCGACAAGCGACCCTTCAACGTGACTGCTGTGCTCATGCGATCTCCTTGAATAGATTGACAGCACCAGCGTCTAGTGCTGTGTGATAGCGATGAGCCGCACTTGTGCCATTCATGCGCAGGTGACGGCCGATCATTGTTTGAGTCCATCCATACTGGTGAACGAGAATGCGATGCACAAGCGACTTCTCAACGTTGTTGAGTCGCTGATACAACGCAAAGCCTTCTTGATTGTCGAACAGCAACGTCTCGACTGTGCGTTCAATCTGCACGCGATCAATCGATGTGCTGTTGCTTTCTTGACGATGCAATCGTTGGCGTTCTGTCGCTGTCATGCCTCCCCAGATGCCGAAGCGTTCTTTGTGTTGTAGCGCGTAACTCAAACACTCGACACGCACAGGACACGACGCGCATACGCGTTTCGCTGCGAGAGCGATGGAACTTTCATCATTCGTATCGAGATAGAACATGTCGCCGATGTCATGACAGGCTGCACGCTCCATCCATTCAGGATGATCGACTGTGAAGTGCATCATCGCATGGCCTCAACGAGATCGCGGCGACGCTTCGCTGTGATCGTTCGATCTTCGACTGGCATCTCTTCGAGCAGTTCACGCGCTTCGATCATCTCAACGCTCACATGCAGGCCTGACTTCAACGTTTCGACTTGCGCGAGTTCGCGTCGCTTCTGAATCGCAGCCTTCACAGCAATGTCGATCGCGAGACGACTCGCTCCAAGATCGACGAGCGCAGTCATCAATCGCTGCTGCAAACGCTGTCGCTGCTGCTTGCTGAGATGCTGCATCTCTTCTGTGCTAGGTACAACAAAGCGATTCATTTCGCGTCTCTCTCTCGCTTCTTAGACCAACGCGCTGCTGCTGCTGATCGAGCGCGCGCTGATCGTCTCTTCATCTCTTCTGTGCTTGGCTGATACTCATCCCAATCGTTGACTCGCCAACCCCCTTCTTCTTCCCACCAGAGATTCACTTCACACAAACGATTCGCGTCTGCTTTGCGAGCGTGCAACAAGGGCAACGCCTCGCGTGGAATGAATCCGTCTGTGCCTTGCTCGCCGACGTACGCGAGTGAGCACACATACACGAACGCAGTTCGATAGCCGTCGCGTGCTGCGAGCAGCGACAGAATCTTGCTGTTGCGTGGCAGACTCGTATCGAGTCGCACCCATCTGAGTGTGCTCATCGATCACGCTCAATGATGTAGCCAGCGAAGTCACCGAAGCGAAAGAACTCGACACCACCGAACGCTTCGATCATGTAGTGATCGAGAGGTCTTTGCGCGCCAGCGAGTGACAGTTCTTTCTCGATGATCTCTAACGGATCAACACCTGCGTTCAGTTTCTCAGTCAACGTCAATCGAGAGTTGACGATCGACAAGTAGCCCGCCGGCGGCAAGAAGCGTTCGACGATGATCAATGCGCCGCCAGGTTTGATCGCCTGTGTCCAAACTTGAAGTGTCGGTTGAACTTTGTCCGGCGCGACAAACATGAACACAAGAAACGCAACAGCAAGATCGAACTGTTCAGGCTCAACATCAATGATGCTGCGATTGATCATCTTGCCAGGTCCGTTGTATTGCTTGGCCATTTCTCGACTGACTTCGATCGCTTCAAAGTGTGCATCTCGATCACGCAGCACATCAGACAATGCTCGACCAATGTTGCCCGTCGATGCGCCAAGATCATAGACACGCGCCTTGTCGTGAATGTAATGTCGAGCGATCGTCACCACAGCACGCGTCGCCAAGTCATACCATGGCAACTGTTCACGCACATGCTCATCGAAGTGTGTTGCGATCTCGTCGCTCTTGAACGTCCAGTTCGATGGAACTTTCACAATGTCCTCTCTAATAGTTGCGCCATGTGCGAGGCGTGCGCGTAATACAACGGTGGTGGCACAGCGCGAGCGATGCGTTCATACCGCTGCGCTGGCGTGCCAGTCAGTATGAAGTCAGACGGAAAGCCAGTGATCCATTTGACTTCTGTCGCTGTGAACTTGCGTGGCTCATCAGGATGCAGCGGGTCTGCTGCTGACTTCGACCCGCCGACTGTGATCGTCGGCAATGGCTGATCGTAGTGTGCTCGCGTGATCTGAAAGATCACATCGCTGCCTTCGCCTGGGTTCAACAGTTCCCATTCGCGTAGATACGAAGGCGCGAGATTGCGTGCGTGCTTCATCTCATCGTCTGGTATCTGAACTTCGAGCGCATCGATCGCGTCGCGTAGCGTGTAACGATCTGAGACAGTCGCTGGCGGCGTAGGTTTGACGTTCTGATCTCTTCGTATGCCCTGAAAGATCAGACGCTTACGCGCTGTCGCTGAGCCGTAGTGACTGACTTTGTAGACATCGACGTTCAGCACATAGCCAAGTTCCTGCAGCGTCGATGTCACATGATGCAGAAAGTCGATCGCGTCTTCCTGTAACATGCCAGGCACGTTCTCAGCGAGAACAGCCCTAGGCCTGAGTCCTTCAACGAGACGCAGCCATTCATCGAACAGATCATCAGTTGATTGCTCAACGCCGTCGCTGTATGACTTGATCTTGTTACTGCCGAAGCGTGCTTGCTTGCTGACGTTCGCGCTGCTGAAACTCGAACACGGCGGCGAGCCTTCGAGCATGTCCAGTTCGCCTTGCTTGATCTGCAAGTGATCGAGAATGTCTTGCGCATCGATCTCTCGAATGTCGCGAGCATCAACGAATGTGTCTGTGAAGTTCGCTTGATACGTCTCGCGTGCGCTGTCGATGAACTCGACTGCATACGGAACTCGCCAGCCCGCTTGCTTCATGCCCAGCGATGAACCACCACAGCCTGAGAACGTCGAGACGACAGTCAGGCCGTTGTCTCTGCGCTGATTGCGTTCACGCATCATGTCGGAGTATGGCTTCTTCGTGATCTCGAAGAGAGTGTCCATCACATGCTCTCCTCATCGATGCGATAGAACTCGACGAATACACCAGGACGTCGCGTGAACACTTCTGTGTCGTAGGTGTAGAACTTCTTCGCGTTGATCTCAACGAATCGAGCGTCATCGCTGACAGCGTTTGATTCTGTAATGCCGTCGAGGACAGCGCGAATCAACTTGTCGAGATCAGGCTTGCGCGATGGGAAGATGCGCTTCACGCTTCTAGGTCGTGGCAGATAGAACTCGAGGTCGATGCGCAGCGCGTCATCGATCTGCTCTTCGTCTTGAAAGAATGCACGCACTTGATACGCGACAAGCGTTCGCCACTCTTTGAGTTTCTTCGCGTTGCTGTGAATGACAACACCACGACCGACTGTGCGCATCGAACCTTGTGGCACAGGTACACCGTCGATGAAGAATCGTTTGATCTGTGTGTATCGAAAGCGATTGTTCATGACTTACCACCTTCGATGACACGCAGGCCTAGACGATCATCGGCGACGATCTCGATGTCACCCATCGCGCTTGCTTCGTTGACGAACTCTGTCCAGAAGCACGCTGCGAGATCACGCAACGCAAGCAACGCTTCTTCATGCGCTTCTTGCGCTTCAAGTTCATTCGCTTCTTCTTCAAGAACAGTCGCAGCCCAACCAAGAAGAGCAACGAGACGATCGCCAGTGAACTCATCAGCGAGTATCGTCTTCAAGTGTGTCTGTCGAGTACGCAGATGCGACTCGATCATTGCTCGCAGTTCTTCTCGCATGTCACGCCTTCTCGTAATACTGATAAGAATGAAAGGGGCCGAGAGGCTTGATGTTATGAGCCTGCGTCCATTGCCATAATCGGTATTCGCTTGGGTAGTAGCCACGGAAGTCTTCTGGGTACTTATTCTCGCGAATCCATTGATCAATGTCATGCATCATCGCATGGCAAATGATCTGTTCACCATCTGTTCCTAATGCGTAATCAGAAAGCAGATTACAGCCATCGCGATCAATCGCGCTGACGATTGAACAGTCTCCAGCATTTGACCAGCAGTCAACGACAAGAGCGACACATGCAGGAATGAGCGTCTTGATCGTATCTGTCGCGATGTATTCGAACACGATCGCTGTACGAGCATCATTCGCAACTGAACCATCGCGCAGTAATCGTTTGCGTCCCATTAGATGTGCTCCGGTTCTGTCTGCTCATCGTCTTTGCTTTGAGCATTCATTCTTGCGATCTCTTCTTCGATCTCTTGCTGATCCTCAGCCTCGAGTTCTTTCTTGCGCTGCGAATACTGCGCTCGAAGGGCGATCAACGCTTCTTGATCCAGCGTCATGTTCGTGATCGTCGCAGCGATCTTGTTCAAGCCGTTGACTGTCTTCGCTCGCTTGATCTTGTCAGCGACGATGCTGATCTCTTCTTCGCTCGCGTACTCCTTGTGCATGTGCGACAAGTCTTCTTTCGCCCACAGATCAAGCGCGACACCGAAGCGCATCGCAGCATTGCGAATCGCATCACCGATGCATTCTTTGATCGCGTCAGGACCTTTCTTCCCATTCGCGCTGCCGTAGCCGTAGCGAGTTACGCCGCAGACTGTCATGCGAATCCACAGACCTTGCAACGCGTCAAACGCTGGCAGCCCATTTGCATCGAACGCGACAGGCTCCCACGTCCATTCAGGATCGACACTCAACAGTCGATCAGTTGTCGCAGCGTGACCGACATACGACAAGAAGGTATTACCGCGTGGCAGTTGTCCGATCGCTTCACGCGGGAACTCTGCACGCAACTTCTCATGCTGCTCTTTGTTCACTTGCTCTCTCGCTTTCTGCGATCTCTATCGATCGCCGCCGTAGTAACTCATCTGCTGTGGGCAAGCGAAACGTCCGCCAGCCCAATGTGATGCACCGTCACCGAATCGCCATGCAGTCCAGAACGCTCGATCCTGAAAATAACGATTCCACTTGTTGATTGGCTTATCGAACAGAGAACGAATCTCTGAACGCAAACCATCGTTCGTCCTCTTGCTCTCTTTCAGCATCATGAAGACAAGTCCACGTCGCCAGTTGCGATCGTGAAACTGATACGCGCCATGATAGTTGTCACCACCACCGCCGATGACTTTGTAGTGACCGCGTGACTCTCGCTGCACAATGCATCGTCGCGTGTGCTCGTTGCGCTTGTCGTAGAACTCGCCTCGATACAACGAAGGCTGCACGCCACGCAGGTCGCTTGCAGTCTCACTCGAAGCACGAACTTCGGCGGGCGTCTTGTCTGAGCCTTGCATCAACGCGACAGTCAGAATCACGCTTTCAATCATTGAGTGAACCTCCGTTGCAGTTCATTGAACGCGACAGCCTCAGCAGGCGTGAGCCTGATCTGTGCTGCTTGCTTCTCAATCTTCATCAAACGATCGTCGAGCAACAAGACTCGACGTTCTGCTTTCGTTGCTCGCTCTCGCCAGTAACTCGTCAAGCCGAAGCCTTCTCGACGACCTCGAGTGAAGCCCTTCCAGTACGCGACGAACGCTGACATCAAACTCATCACGCCAGCGACGACGATGATCTTCTGATCAATCGACATGACTTGCTCCTCTCTCTCGCTGTTTGCAACGCTGTCGAGCACGCTGCGAGGAGAACGATAAGCGCAATGCGTCTCGCATTGCAAGAACTGACACGCACGACACGCGCATTCTGTGAGCCAAAGTGTGTGTGTGCAAAGAAGAATCCCCCCGCATGGCTTGTAGCCACACGGGGGGAAACTGAGCATCAACTAGAACGGGGGATTGTTGTCGATGCTCTCTGTCGACGTTGCGCTGTTAGTCGCCGACACGCTCTTCTTCTTGTTCTTTGCAGCAGGCTTCTTCGCTGCTGACTGGGACTCGATCTTGCTCGCAAACAAACGCCCTTCACGCTTGTCGCTGCACTCGAACAGTTCGTGCGTCACTTCATCGCGCAGCACATACGTCGTGCCGATCTGAGTGACATCGAAAGACTCAACACTCAGCGTGTGATACAAGCCAACGAAGCCTTCTGTGTTGCGCGGATTGAAGACATCGATCAACCCCTTCGGCAGTTTGCCGTTGCTCTTCATTGCATCGAAGTTCTTCGCACGCTTCTTCAACGCAAACGCTGTCGGTTGCTCGCTGCCATGCACGCGCTTCTTCGCAGCATCAGTCGAAGTCTTCTGCGTCTTCAAGTTCTTCTTGATGTCGCGCTTGATGTTCGTCTTCTTGCTGACTTTCGTCAAGCCGTCTTTGATGTCCTGCTCGCTCGCGCCATTCTTCAACGCATCAAGCGCAGCACGCGCACGCGCCCTCGACGGAAACACAACACCACCAACGGGCTGCATCGTCGAACGATTGATGACTTCCCACGCACCTTTGTCGAGTTGCTCGACTGCGTAATGAATCTGATCGGCCATGGCCTCTCTCTCTCTCTCTCGTCGCTCGCTTGTCGAGCGAACATGAGAAGCCTATCAGGCGACGAAACGCAAACACAAAAACGCCTAGGCCTAGACAAAGATCGTGTCAACACAGGCGAGCGCAGGGCGAGAGAGGGGGACCTGCGCTCGCGTGAACTCACACGATCACATCAGACTCTAGCGTGCAAGTGAGTCAGCAAGACACAGATACGCGAGAGCATCAACGATGTTGTCACGCAATGGTCGATGAGTCTGACGACTGATCTTCACTAGCGCCATACAAGTAGCAACCTGCGACGCGTCAACATCGACATCGAGAACAGCAGACCACAGTCGCGCTGTGCGCGTCAGATTCTCACGCGGATCACCGTAGTCATCCATGCGATTCACTTGCAGGAACTCGAACGCTTCATCGAGCAAAGACGAATCGATCACACAGTCATCACGCGCAGATGATCCCATGTTCCATTCCCAACTGTTAGAGTGACAAGCCCAGACGGAGACGATACACCCTGCGACTCTTTGAACCATGCGCTGCCCGCATCAAGAGCAGGAGCCTGAATGAACGTTCGTGGACCTGCAGTCATGATCTTGAAGTGATGCAGATGACCAGCGAGCAGCAACGTCGATTCGCCAGCGTTCGTCATTCCTGCTGCTTGCTTCGACCACCAATCGATTGCGTCGCCTCGACGAAACTGATGACCATGAGCGAGCGTGACGATCGTTCCTGACACATCGAGCGTGACAGTCAACTCATCTTCACGCGGAAACAAGAAACTGACACGGCCGTATCGTTCTTCGTTCAATGCGCACGCGTCGGCGACAGCGGACACAGCATCGATGTCGAACGAGTCATCAGCGCGAGTTGTCACAGGACTGCGCATTGTCTCGCCATGATTACCTGGAATCGCTGTCACAAGCATCTGTTCGCAGTAAGGCAAGAACGCATCGATCGCGTGCAAGACGAGTCGCCGATACACACGCAGCATCTCAGTCAACGTCAAGTCTGTTCGCCATGCCAGACGACCGTTCTGCGAAACGAAGCCTTCGATGCAGTCGCCTAGATAAGCGAGCATTATCGACTTAGGCTTCACGTTCATCTTGCGCAGTTGCTTCAACTGCTGCACAGCAAGATCAGTCGCCGTCATGACGTTCTCAACGATGACATCAATGCCACCGTCTTGATCTTTTTTGCCGATCTGCATGTCAGAGAACATGACAACGAACGTCACATCATCGACACACGATGCTGCTTTGACGCTCTTACGAGCACGCACAGACGCGAACAGATCATCGATGTCTAGTTGATCGAGCGCAGCAACGTTCTGCTCCACAGCGAAGCGATAACGCCACACAGGTTGCGTGTATGCAGTACCGTCGCCGTCTTTGTCACGATGCCACGCTGCAGGATCGAAGCGCATCTCAATAAGACGAACACGCCAACCATCAGGCACCTGCACACCAAGCGACTCAACAGCGTCACGCCACGCGCTCTCATCATCGAGCAACACAGTCATCGCCGGTGTCGTCACAAGACGCGAACCGTCTTGCTCATACTTCACGCCAGGTTCGAAACCAGTCGGCGCGCCAGCGCGATCACGACGAACATCGCTCGCCTGATCACCGACGCGCTTCAACTGATCAGACAGACTCATCAGCCGCCATTCATGAAGCAGCGACAATGCTGATTGCGATGACGCTCAACGCCCTTGTAATGAATGCGAAAGCCTTCTTCGTTCAAGATGCGCGTCAACTCGATCGTGGTGATGCGAGCAGGATCATCTCGATCAATCGTCAACTGCGCCTCGAGTGACCCTCGATCGTCTTCGTTCAACTGATGCAAGATCACATCAACAGGACAAGGAAGCCCACGTTTGTCTGTCTTTCGCGCATCTCTCAAACGCTCAGTCAGATTCACTTGAATCGCGCCGCCCAGCGTCGCAATGCTGTCAGCGTGTAACGAGAATCAACCTTGCGCTTCGGAGCCCAAGTCTTATGATTAGGCAAACGCATGTAGAAACCCTTCCAGCCTGCAGCATCTTTCACAGCATTCGCGAGTTTGCCAAGCGACTCTTTCTGCGCTGCGGTGAAGTCACGCTTGCGTCCTTTGCTGACAACCTCAACGCCCATCATGTAATCGTTGCCCATGTCGTCAGGAATGTTCAATCGAGCGAAACGCTTCACGTCTTTGAATGATCCACGTCCAGCGTGCCAGATAGGCCATGCGCTGTGAACGTACACAGTTCCATCACGATCGAGAGTGAAGTTCGCTGCAGGCACTTTGTAATGCGAATGCACGAAACGAATCAC